ACAATAAAGAGTGTGATAAGTGTTTTCATGTCCTTATTATACAACCAAATCCATTATGGACCAAACCCCATAAATACAGCAATAAGGATTGAAAATGGCTCGCATCTCGCTATGGAAAGACGGTCGTCACAGCAACGACTATAAGTTTATTGATCGCAGAATCAGTGAAATGTTCACGATGGGCGGGACTGGTATTTTAATCCACAAGTACCTAGGTACTTACGAACAAACGGACAGCACAGATGCAACTAAACCCGTTTACACAAATCAAAGTGAACTAAACATCCAAGACTTGCTATTTGTGGAAAACCGCGACCGCAAGTACGACAAAGATATCTACAAAATGCGTGGCATTTATCAACGTCAGGATCAGGACTTCGATTTAAGCCAATTTGGTTTGTTCTTACAAACTGGCACTATCTTTATGACCTTCCATATTAACGATATGATGGACACCTTAGGTCGCAAGCTAATGGCAGGCGATGTACTAGAGCTAGAGCATCTTAAAGATTACAATGCACTAAACCAAGATGTCCCTGCTGCACTTAAACGTTTCTATGTTGTGGGTGATGCAAGCTTTGCTAGCGAGGGTTTTAGCCCAACTTGGTGGCCACACTTATGGCGTGTTAAGATTAACCCACTGGTTGACAGCCAAGAGTACAAGGACATTCTAAACACTATTGTAGACGGAACTGCTGATACAAAGACTTCGGATATTATGAGCAGCTACGGTGTTTACATGAACATCAACAATGCAGTCATTGCACAAGCAGAACAGGATGTACCAATGAGCGGGTACGATACAAGTAAATTGTGGATGCAACCAGATTACACAGGTATCACAGCCGATGATGTAAAAGACACAGCCGATGATAGCAACCACACATCAGACGACTCTACATTAAGCCCAAGTAAAAAGACAACTGGTTACTTAGTTGGCGACGGACTTGCTCCCAACGGTTTGCAATGTGGATCTGGAATCGAATTCCCAACACACATCACAAACGGTGAATACTTCCTACGCACAGACTATTTGCCAAATCGTTTATTTAGATATAACGGTAAACGTTGGGTTGCAATTGAAGAGAAGATTAGAGCAAACTTGGCACCAGGATCTAGCAATACATTGCATGGCGGCTTTGTTAACAATACAAATACATTTACTGATGCAGAAGGTACTACACAACCAGAGCGTCAAAGCCTAAGCAAGGCATTAAGAATACAGGCAGATAATTAATGGCTCAACAATTTTTCTACGACAATCAAGTTAGACGTTTTCTAACACAGTTTATGCGTGTGCTTTCTGGATTCCAAGTTGAGTTTGGATCAGGCGCTAACGGACAAAAGGCATTGCAACAGGTACCAGTAATTTATGGAGACCCAAGTCGCCAGGCTGCTGTTATTCTAAAGCAAAACAGTGAGAACATGATAAACAGCGTTCCTGCTATTGCCGTTTATGTAAGTGCATTAGATTACGATCGTGATCGTTTGCAAGATCCGAGCTTTGTTGGCACGATTAATTTGCGCGAACGTGCTTATGATCCAAACACAGGCGAGTACTTAGACAAACCAGGTGATGCATATTCGATTGATCGCTTGATGCCGGTTCCTTACAAACTATCAGTTAAAGCTGATATTTGGACTAGCAACACTGAACAAAAGTTACAACTGTGGGAACAAATTGCAACGTTGTTTAACCCAAGTGTTGAACTGCAAAGCACTGATAACTTTATCGACTGGGGTAGCTTAACTGCGGTCGAACTAAAGAACACTGTATGGGATAGTAGAAGTGTTCCGGCCAACGCCGACGAAAGCATCAGCATTGTTACTATGCAATTTGAAATGCCGATTTGGATTAGTAGCCCTGCTAAAGTTAAACGTCTAGGTGTAATTACAAAAGTTATTAACTCAATCTATGATGGTAGCGGCGAGCTGTCGCTTGACATTATTGGGGACGGGTCAATGATTTCTCGCCGGGCAACAATTTTTAAAGACTACTACATTGTTTACACTGGCAACCAATTACGTTTAGTAAACAAGAACCAATTAACAATGGTCTTCAATGGGGACTTCTCTAAGATTGACCGCTGGGACGATTTAATCGCAGGCTTTGGCACCTTACGAAGCGGCCTAAGTGAAGTTAGACTAATGCACCCCGATGGTATCAGTGAAGTAGTGGGCACTGTTGCTCCACACCCAACAGATGACTCGATTTTATTGTATAGTCCAAACATTGACACATTACCAGCTAACTCAGTTACTGCAATCAATGCTATCATTGATCCAATGACTGTTAATGTTGACGATATGGATTTATTAAGTCCAACAGTTGGCACAAGATACTTGATTCTTAACCCAATTGGCAGTTATAATAACTACGAAGCCGCAATTGCCTGGGACATTAATAATCCAAAATTTGTTGCTAATCGTAACGATGTCATTGAATACACTAGCCAAGGTTGGGTAGTAAGTTTTGATAGTACATCATCACAAAGTTACGAATTTGTAACTAACTTAACAACTGGTATCCAATACAAATGGGATTACCAAAATTCTGAATGGGTTAAATCAGTCGAAGGGGTGTATGCGCCTCAAGACTGGAGCATGGTACTTTGACCTCATCAAGCACCGGTGCATTAATTTACTGCGCCAAAACAAAACGATACTTATTCTTATTACGCAATAGCAATAAACACTCAGGACACTGGGGTATCGTCGGCGGCAAAGTAGAAGCCGGCGAAACTGTTGCACAAGGATTACAACGTGAGATTCGAGAAGAGCTAGGCGGGGTAATTAAGGACGCAAAGATTATCCCAATTGAGCAATACACCAGCGACAACAACAAATTTGTTTTTCACACATTCCTTATTAGTGTAGATGACGAATTTGTTCCGGAACTAAACAATGAGCATCGTGGATATTGTTGGGTGCGCTTAGAAGATCACCCGAAGCCTTTGCATCCGGGTGTTTGGCGCAGTTTTAATTTTTCAGCTATCGTTGATAAGTTAAAAACTATGGAGTCGGTGTTAACCTAAATCTGCTTCAAGTACAAACTGTCTAAAATCGATTTGTCTAACGTTAGGACAGTACTTCCAGCTATCGGGCATGTAATATCCAACTGTTGGCGACACTCTAACAAAGTCAACGTCATTATACATAGTAAACAATTCTAACATTGACTTTTCGTAGAATGTGTCTTCACCTTCTTTACAGTCAAATCCCATTAAGAATATTTTAGAGTGCCCGTCAAAGCAGGCCATGTATGTTGCTAGTGTACCTGAGTTCCACGGCGGATCTTGCGGGATTAAATAAAATTTGCCCGGGAATTCGATAATCTTTTTAGCATGTGCATACACAATAGTTTTAGACGTAATGTCATCTAGCATAGCCTGCTCAGCGTGATCATTGTCCACTACTAAGAAGTCCGGGATAATTTTATCGTAGATTCCGTTGGCTCCATACGTTTGTAATTTGTTTGTACCAAATAAGCCAGCTTTGTGGTTTGTAACGTGCGTCATATCAAACGCAAATTGCCCTTCTTGCCACGTTTTGCCGCCACCAATTACTAGTGCATGTGAGCTAGTGTACAAGTTAGTGATTTGATTCCCGATCCAATCACTCTCTGTATGCCAGCGACCATCTTCGTAGGTCAACTTGGAGATAACTTCTTCGCCAGCATAATTTTCGCGGTATAAACGTTTGATCTTAAACATACGCTTATTTATTGTAAATTGTGTCTTTTAGGAACTGGTAATGTGTGGGCAAAGTAGCTATCTTATCCAATGCTTGCTGTTTATGTTCTAGCCATGCATCATAAATCATCTTGCGCTCTTCGGGCGTTTCCATTAACCTGCGATCTTCATATCGCATAAAGTTTGATTCTACAGGGTTGTAACCCATACCCGCAGCAATGTAAATAATGCCGCCCATGTCGAGATCAAACTTACGTTGACGATGCATCCTGTGCGCTAAGTCCGAAGCACTTCTAAAAGATTGCGGTAAATTTGATAAATTTGCAACATTAGTCATAATGCCAGAGTACTGAATTTTGCCAGATACTTCTTGCCAGTACGGGGTGTCATTGCGTATAGTTAACGCATAGTGTTGACTAATAAAATCTTTAAACCCCATAATTTGTTCTTGGAAAGCATTGTTGAACAAATCAACATCGTAGTTACTAACAGCACCATTACGCATTAACAAAGTAGAACACAATTTTACAATGCCCTCATGTGTTAACATTAAGCCTGTGCTTTCCAGTGGTTCAATGAATCCATTGGCAAGACCAATACCTACTACGTTTTTGACCCACGCACGTTCATGCACACCATGCTTGATTTTAATGTGACGCAACTCTGCCGTATCAGCACGTTCTGCATCCGGAAACAACATACGGTTGCTTTTTAAATGTTTGCGGAATTGAGCTTCTGCTTCGGCTTCTGTTGCATGTTTACTGCTATAAACATAGCCGGTACCAATACGATTCCATAATGGGATATTCCACACCCAGCCCGATTCAATGGCGGTACAACTAGTGTAGTTCTCCATTTCTTTTTCTATATCGATGTATGGGATAACTGTTGCAACCGCACGATCGTTTAATAGTGTGTCGTGGAAACTAACAAATGGCTCATTGAGTGTTTGATCCAGTAGGATACTACGGAAGCCACTACAATCAATGAACAAGTCAGCGTATAGATGTCTACCATCTTTAGTAATAATTTTCTCTACGCTATCATCTTCACGTTGGACAACATGCTCTACTGTGTCAACAATGTGTGTGCAACCGTTTGGAAGTGCAATGTTATTCTTCAACCATTCACCAAACAATGCTGCATCCATATGGTATGCAGTGTCAGTGTTAAAATTAAATCCACGAATCGAATTGTCCTCGTTTCGTGTCATTTTATTTTGATCAGTCATCAACACTGCGTCATGGAAAAACTCTGCAAAGTTATCCAGTGGTATAGAAGGATTGTCTGCTTTAGCTAAGAACCATTCCATTGGTCCACGGGGCTTACCTGTTAAATCAAATATACCAAACGGGTAATGAAACTTGTGCGGTTCTTCTGTTGGATTTTCTCTAAAGTCAATAAACTTAATAGATGTCTTATATGTTGCATTACATTCAGCCATCCAGTCCTCGTCTTTAAGATCTAACATCGTCAGAAAACTATTAATGTGACCAATCGTACTTTCCCCAACACCAATAGTAGGCACATCGGAACTTTCGATTAATGTTAAATTAATATGCGGTAGCATCTTAGCAATAGCTGCGGCAGTCATCCACCCGCTACTTCCGCCACCCACAATTGTTATTGACTTAATGTTATGATACATAGTTAACTGTTATTACTAATCTTCGATTGTTTACTTTAGGTCTAGAGCTTGCATGGAATCTATACCCATCAAATACACACACTCTACCTTTTTGAGGACTACAAGTTTGTTCAACATGGAATTGCGTAGACTGTGTGTACTGTTTAAGGTTCTCTTCTGTTAGGTCTGCACCAACATCATTTGCAGTTTCCTTATACAACACTGTAGCACCATCGCTATCATTTACATAGTAACAGGCTGTGTAATGCGGGAAATTAAAATCTAAATGAGGGCTATTGCACTCATTACTGTTAGCAGATGGGTGTAAAAATCCCACACGTACACGCAATAATTGAGTTAAGTTATGACCTGCTGCTTCTACTATACTATAAACTAACGGTTTAATAAAAGGGAACCATTCGCTCGGCCTGTCGCCCATATTGTAAGCTACATGCACTAACCCGCCGTTATCACCATACGCCATGTTTGTTACATCGTTTATATAGTACCATGGAAATGTTGTGCGTAACAAGTCTTCTTCAATTTGATCAGAATAAAGTTTTGGAATTACTTTATCAAATATCTGAATGTCACTCATAGTTTTTTCTCATCTGCAATGCACTATCGATATCCTGGAATCCAAATGTACGCTCACATTCATGACAATCCCAACATTGACTTCTGCAATTAGTTAATAGCTTTTCTAAACGTTTACCTTCTTCAGTAGACCAAACACCCGTGTATGGTTTGTATGTTTTGCGCCAATTCTCTCTAGTATAACGTGTGTCAATCCATCCCGGGATCCAATCATGTACGGGACCAAGATCGTTTTCTATAATTTCATTGAAGTCATCACAAAATACTGTGTCACCAACAAACGAAACTGATTGTTTAAATTTACTCTGCGGACCGTAGTACCATGCAGCTTTCATATGTTTACTGTCTTCGTATCTATTGGCAGGTTGCGTAAGTCTTCCCGAGTACTTAAATACATCAGTTAGTTCTGCAAATGTCTTAAACATTTCAGATGTGCTTGCAACTAAGTTAATGCCCGAACGTGGACTTGCAGCAAACTCAGGAACGTTGCGCCATGCATTACAACTTAACTCTCCGGGACCTGCAAAATACTCAGTACCAATAACCTCACCGACGCTGTCATGTTCATGTTTAAATGGACAGTGATAGATACATGCCTCTGCAACCAACAAACTTGTTAATAGCTTTTTAGTTGGGTTCTTGCTGTTTAAGTATTCTTGTGCTCGACGAATTCGTTTTAACTCTTTTAAATTACGGTTTAAACTTCGGTCAAGCAATATAGTATTGTAGCCAAGGTATGCATAATCAATTAATTGCTGTGCATCACTAACAATCTGGTTAACTGTAGACTTCCATCGCATGTCGGGGCATCTCTGTTGCAACCACCCCAATCGCATTATATGTTCGCTACTAATAGTACAACTACGTAACCCTCGATCATAATAACCGCCAATCCATTCAACAAACTGCTTAGTTATGTTGTGGTCAAATATTACTTCGTGTGGTACTTCTAGCGTATTAAACGTTAGACTAATTTGTACGCCAACTTCGTCTTGCAATCTAAACAAATAGTCAATTTGTTCGTCGCTTGCTTCGACTCCCATTGGATTGCCGCAGCGTTTTTGTTGTCCGTTATATTCATAATAGAAATATTTGCCAAAGTAAACATCATGCAAGTTGTTAATATAACTAGGACTTGCATTTTTCATTAGCGTATAGAATGTACTGGCATGCTCATTATGAAATCTGTCATAATGAGCAACCGAAAATCGGTTGTTGAAAAGCATAAATTATTTTTGTTAAACGTTACCCTGGATACTGGCCCAATGTGCCATATTCCATTCGTGGACCGCTTGAGGATCATCTTTAGGGATTGCAGCTTTAACACTTGCAATATGAGTTGCCCATGGCCCAGTATTACTTATTGTTCCTGTGGCTTGCAGTTCTTTAAATAGCATGTCCAATTGGTCGCCTGTGCCTTGATAAGCGATTGTCCTTGCTACTCTATATCCTTGTTCAGCAAACCCTGGCACTGACAATGGATCAAATTTAGTAATAGTTCCATCAGAATTATACGTATCCAGCACTGTAGTATCATCAGGAACGTCAGCCCATTCAAAATTGCTGTGAACATCAAACTCTTGTCCAATGTCGACTATTTCGCAAATTCTTCCGGGTTCCGATATATGTAATAATCCTCGTTTCATGTATACTCCTGCAATTATTTATATGAGTAAACTACTACCATGCCTATTTCGCCAGTGGCACCGCGATCACCGTAGTAGCTGTGGCCATCAGTTTGTCCACCGGGGCCACCAGCACCGGGCGCACCCGGTCTAGTTTTTAGCGGAGTGTTACCCAAATTAAAATGGTTTCTAGCAGTTGTTCCGCCACCGCCAAAATACCCATATCCCCCGCGGCCACCTGACCACGTACTTACACTATTTGTATGACCTGCTCCGCCGCCACCTTGAACGTTAACGTATCCGCCGGATCCCGTGCCGCCATGGCCACCGCTGTGACTTGAATAAGAGTTTGCGCCACCTCCACCAGTAGCACTTATAAAGCTACCAAAGCTAGAAGTTCCGCCACCACCAGCTGCTGCGTAGTATCCAACTCCGCCTCCGCCGCCACCTACAGTCACCGATACTGTACTAACACCAGTCACGTCAAAATACCCTTCAGAGTATCCGCCTGCGCCACCTGATTCGCAATATCCTGCTCCGCCTCCGCCGCCACCAATTACTTTTACTAAAACTTTTGTTGTTCCGGCCGGCTTAGTCCATGTGCCCGTTGCACCAAATGTTTGTACGTCGACTAAATCCCCAGCATCGCCAGTGTTGCCCGATACAACTTTAGAACCATCATGCAAAATAACACCGTGCCCGCCTTGCGTTCCCATTGGACCTGCTAGTAAACGTTGTATACTTGGCTCTGTACCGTCACAGCAATCAACTCGTGGGTCATAAAATTCAATACGTGTAGTAGTATCAGCACAATAGTAATGATAGCATCTATGATAGGTTGTAGTTGTGCCACCTTGCCAACATGCATCGTTTGGAATGTTGCCACCATTGTTTGCAACTCTACCACCAGTTGTTGTGTAAAACCCAGACTCTGGATGTGCAATACGTGCAGGCCAACCTTGAGGGAATACGTGACCAGTTACCAAATACCATTGATTTTGTGATAAACTACCAGTGCCACGATAGTCAAAATAAGGGTTGCCTTCTGAACCTTGCGATCCTAAACTAGTAACTGCACCGGTGCTACTTTGGGTTCCAAAATAAAATGTTCCGCCACTAGTCGAACTAGTGCGTCTAACCCATACGCTAAATCTATATAACTTGTTTAAGTCAATTGCAAAGCTGTCTGTGTTCCAGCCGCCCGATGCATCGTTACCACCAGTAGACGTACATTGCCATACCATTGCGCTGTTGCCCCAGGGGTCTGTACCAACGTATCTGTTTTGTTCGTTTGCATCACCGTTAGCATTAAACGTTGGGTACCCACTAACTGCCATGCCGCCTGTGCCAGTTGTCCAACCGCTTGGCCAAAGTTTATTTGGATCTGCTACGCCTAATGTAATTGCCATATTCTTTTACCTATATGCATAAACTACTACTAGTCCGCCAGGACCACCAGTGCCGCCATTTGATGTTTCTGTTAGCCCGCCAGTTGCACCAGATCCCGGTGCCGGGCTAAAGTTAGTAGCTGTGCCACCTGCGCGAGTTTGACTTCCCGGGCCGCCAAAATAGCTGCCGCCGCCAGCTGGGCCAGCCTGACTATGATTGCCACTGTTTGCATGTCCAGTTCCGGAGCCGCCGTATAGGTTAACTTGTCCGCCCGAGCCAACGCCACCGTGTCCGCCACCATGACTGTAGTTTTGGTTTGCACCGTATCCGCCAGTTGCTGAAAGTAGAGAACCAAAGCTAGAAGTTCCGCCATTGCCGGCTGCTGCGTAGTATCCAACTCCGCCACCACCACCACCTACAGTAATGCTATATGATGTCCCTGGAACAACCTGGAATGTTCCCTCGGAGTATCCGCCTGCTCCACCTGATTCGCAATAGCCAGCAGAGCCACCACCACCACCCACAAGCTTTACATAAATTTTAGTGCAGTTGCTCGGAACTACATAAGTACCGCTGCCAGTAAACGAAGCTATAGAAATTAGTCCGCCTTTGTTTTGCACAACAATTGGCGCACTTTTTAGGGCTTTACTATATCTTGCAGCCGATGCATTATAATTTTGCAATACGTCAGATACCGACATACCATAATTATACATTGTAATTACACCAAGAGAAAAAGCGCCAAAAGAACTTGCTCCCGAGCCGGCGCCACCAGATACGCCGCGTGCCGCAATAGCAAAGTCGTATGTGTTCGATCCCATTGTGCCAGTTAAGTTTGCAGTCCAAACTAAACTACCATCGAGATATATGTATTGTTTTGTTAAATCGTATACTGCGACAAGGTGATACCATGTGCCGGCAGACATACTTGCCCCGGACCCAACCCATGCCCAGTTCGGTTGCCATGCTATTTCGTATTGACTGCCGCCGCCCGAACCTTCGTATAAATTTTCTTTATTGTAAAAAATCGGGGCACCATAACTAGCACCTAACATACCAGAAGTGGGATTCACCCACATCGATATAGACCAACCATTTGCATTTGGATTAAGTGATGTCGAATTGGGGGCTGCTATAAACTGGTTAGTTCCATTGAACGTTAAAGATCCGTTATTACTTGACGAGTAAGTTGGACTATTATACAGCGTCCCATTGTTACTGTACCCGCTTAAATCATAAATTGTTGACCCAGATCCCGAGTAGCACAATGTATTTGCGAGATCATAATGAAGTATCGGCGATTTTGCAATATCCGGTAATACCCCACTTACACCACCTAAACCTATTTGTATTGCCATATTATGTGTATGCGTAAACTATAACTAGTCCAGATGAACCAGTTCTTCCAGGTGTGCTACCATTTGTTACACCACCACTGGCGCCAGCACCGGGTGCCCCGGGTCCAATTTGTTCACCACCAGAATGCCTAACTCCGTGCGGGCCACCAAAATAACTTGTGCCACCTTTGCCAACACCACCGCTTCCATGGCCATCAGCGTGACCCGAGCCGCCGCCACCATTAATACCAAAGGCGCCGCCGGTCCCAACCCCACCAATTCCGCCAGTGTGGCTATAAACGCTATTCGCTCCGTATCCACCGGTTGCTGACATATACCCACCAAAGCTAGTGGTTCCTCCGCCGCCAGCTGCTGCGTAGTATCCAACTCCTCCGCCACCTCCACCTACGGTTACTGCAACAGTTGAGCCACCTGTTACCCCAAATACAGGGCCTTCGGTGAATCCCCCGGCGCCACCTGATTCGCAATATCCTGCAGAGCCTCCGCCACCGCCCACAAGTTTTACATAAAGTTTTGTAGCTCTGGCCGGAACTGTGTAAGTGCCAGATGCCGTAAATGATGTTATTGAGATTAATTTGCCGCCGTCAGATGTAGATGCCCCAATAGAGTTTACTGAGTTATCCCCGAATGTAATTGTCCGGTCACTTAACTTAATTGACATTTATAGACCCAAATGGTGTTTGATTACGTCTAGCTCATCTGCTAAATCTTTAATGGCTTCTAATAATAATGGAGAAGCACGTTCGTACTGCATAGTTTTATAATTTTCACCACTTATGCTGTACTCAGACCCGTCTTCATTTTGGCCAATATCAAATGGTGCTGGCTTAACAATTTCGGGCATTTCTTTTTCCCACTCTTGGGTTATGAATCCTACCTGTTGTTCCGTAGTGTTATATCCATACTTACCAGCAACGTCATTGCCTGTGTAATAAACGCCAGACAGTCTGCGAACTTTAGATAATGCGTTTTCAATTCGTTTAACGTTTGTTTTTAAACGACCGTCTGAATAATATGCTGTAATTGCGTTAGTAGCTCGAATTTCGCCAGCCGTGCCACTTGCTGCGGTACCAATACCTAAACTAGATATCTGAACAGACGACCCGTATGTAATTGTACTCGAAAATGTTGTCGGACTAGTAATAGTAATTGAACTAGATAACGCTGTTATCGTTGTAACGTTTAGTGTTGTTGCATTAATTGTAGAGCCAGTCACTGTACCCGGAAACGTGCCAGCAGCAATGTCGGCCGCAGTTAGTGTAACAACACCTGTTCTACCAGCAACACTCGACACAGGGCTAGCGCCAGCTGTGGTGCCTTGTGTTTCCCACACACCCATGCCTGCATCATAGACATACGTTATGCCATTATTTGTGTATGTCTGACCGTTTGTTGGACTTGTTGGAAAAGCCATTAAAATCTCCCCACTACCACTTCAACGGTGGCAAATACATTTTCTGCAACATCACCCAACGATTTACCAAGTATACAACCTGGACGATATAATACCTCTGTCATTCGTTCTGCGTACTCTGGGTATGCACTTGTTACTAGTACATCGCCCTTTGTAACTGGACCACGTACCTTACAAGGCACACGCCCAGTAAACGCAACTGGTAAACCTGTAGCTTCACTATTCATCAAATAAGCAGGATTGGTGGAAATTACACCAGCAACTCTAGTATCGTGTGTGATTTTTGTAGCTGTAATTTCTTCGGTTCCCCCAAACACAACAACTGTGCCCGGTTCATAATTTTTATCTGTTGTATAAATCTCTGCCAAGTCGGCGTATTTTGCACTAGATGCTGTACCTAAGAAGTTTGTTGCTATTAAATTACCGCCGCTGTCACGTAATGCCAGTGTGTTAGCTACTGCGGCTGTGTTAGCATTGTATAAAGCAGAACTATAGTTAACCCAGTTATATGTACTACTTACGTTATCATAAATGTACTTGTAAATAGTGCCGGTGTTACCACGGAACCATTCATCACCCTGGATCGGCGATGCAGGGGCGACGTTACCTGAATAATTGGTAATTATTGCTTTTGAGTTTCTAGTTACGTTGCCAGTAAATGAGCCGCCAGCAAATGTCGGACTTGCTGATGTTCTAATATCCTGTGGAGTACTAATGTTAGCATAAGAACTACCAACTGCAATTGTTACACCGTTTGTACTTGCAAATGTTAATGTACCACCGCCAGAAACGGTACCAGATCCGCTAGTTCCAGCTAACGAAATAGTAGTGCTTACTGCATTAGATGTAATGCTTGTAATGCGGCCTTTGCTATCAACTACAATAGTAGGAATACTTGCAGCATTGCCATAATTACCAGCAGTAACGCCAGAGTTAGCAAGTGTTAGTGCAGTAGATGACCCAGTAGAACCAGTACCAGTTACGTCGCCAGTAAATGTTAAAGATCCCGAAATTGATGATGTTGTTACCCCAGTAATGCGACCTTTTGCATCAACTGTAATTACCGGAACAGATGTAGAACTACCGTATGTATTTGCTGTTACACCAGTAGTAGTTAAACTTAACCCAACGTTAGTGCCACTACTTGCATTAGCAGTAATATCTGTGGTATTTGCAATTGTTGTAGATGTATACGGGTTACCGTTTGCAAACTTTAAATTATCTGTGTAAATAGAACCAGCAAAAACGTTGCCTGCAATACCTGCACCACCAGCAACAATTAACGCACCAGTCGTTATACTTGTGCTTGTATTAGTATTGCCAATTGTAACTTGCCCAGTTGCTGACTTTGTCCATGTATTAGACGCAGACGAATAAACATACGTAATGTTGTTTACTGTTGCAATTTGACCGTTACTTGGACTACCCGGAAATGACATAACTTAAGCCTTTAGTATATTTATTGTCCCAACAAACCAGTAGTCGGAGCGGTGAAGTTTGCTGTGTAACGTGCAAACCCCTTAGTAACCCGCAAATCGTCAATGTATCCACTCATAACGTGGCCAGTACTATAAGAACTACCGCCAACTTTAAAGGCACCAGCTGCATAGTTGTTAGTATCGCCTGTGGCTGTAGTGCCAACTTGGGTTCCGTTGACAAACAATCTACTGCTGCCGCTGGCTCTGGTTACTGCAACATGATACCAAGTCCCCACCGTAAACGTTTGTGTCACTGCAAGAATAGCAGCAGAGCCAGAGTATTTTAATTGAGTTGTTGAAAAGTCATAACCAAAGTCAAATGTACCGCTACTGTCATAACGCACAAACGGATTGTATGTGCCGTTGTTGGTTGCAAAGTTTACCCAACATTCAACAGTGAAGTCGCCAGTACCAAATGCAATAGCCTGGCTAGTAGATAGGAATTGAAGTGAGTTACTTGATGCTCCTGGAAAATATATACTGGCAGCACCATACTTCTTAACTGATGTTCCTACTTGTGCTCCACTAACTGTTTCAAATGTGTTGCTACCGTGTGAATCAATAATGCCGCCGTTGGTAAAGTTTAATAACAATTGAGCAGGGGTAGTAACGGGGCTTGTCAGTGGTGCTGTTGGTGGAGTGAATGCGCCACTATATGCAGCATATTTCAAAATACGAACATCTGCTACACTACCGTTATAGTTAGTACCAGCTTGGCCGGCATCTTGACCAACGTAAATAGTCTGCGCTGCTCCGCCATCAACTGAGCCGGCATACGTTTGTGTTGATTCTGCGACCCCGTTTAAGTACAATGTAAAAGTACTGCCGCTACGCACAATCGCAACGTGATACCATTGTCCGTTTGTAATAACACTCGTGCTAATTAACCAAGCTGGTGCAGTTTGTGCATTATATACACCAAAAATCAATTTAGTGTTTTGGTTGGTGTTGTGGCGATCATCGAGTTGCCATTTGTTTGCGCCTAAGTTACCATTAGATATGATAACAGGGTAAAGGTTAGTTTTTGCAGTAGTGTTATACCACAACTCAATTGTAAAGTCACTAGTACCCAATGCGTAAGCAGTTGAAGAAGCAGTTGACAAATAATCACCAGTACCATCAAAGTAAGCACTGCCGCCGTGTAAACTTGGGGTGTATGCCACGCTCGGCGAGAATGGACTAAATGCTTGGACCGGCGGAGTTCCTGTTACTGTTATAGCATAGTTGTTACTTGAGTTATCAACAAATCTGTTGCTCTGACATGTTAGCAACTTTGTGTTTGCTACCGCAGTTAACGGGGTAGTGCTCGGGGTGAACGATGCATTATATAATCCAGTGCCAGCAATGAATCTAAAGTTGCTGATGTACCCTGGGAACGGATATCGTGGCGTAGTTACCCAATCGCCTATTCGCAATGCTGTTGTGCCCGATCCAAAACTCTGTGAGTTAGTGATGCCGGATCCAATTAAATTGCCGTTGATAAAACAATAATTTACGTTACTAATTCTTGATACCGCTATGTGATACCATGTGCCCAATGTCCAGGAAAAACTAGCACCAACAGTATAAGTGTTGTTCATGTTGGTGTCAAAACCAGAGTTAGTTACCTCGAGATAGTCAAAGTTGGCATTTCCCCAACCACATACCATAGAGTGCGTTCCTGGTGCTGCTGTTAAGTATATCCAACATTCTATTGTAAAATCCTGAGTCGATGCTGCAAATGCAGTGTGAGTTGCAGGAGTAGATATATAGTTACCGCTAGTAACAAAGTAATTACTCCAGCCTGTGGGACTATAAGGACTAAATGATCCTTGTGTTGCATTGCCGTTACGAGTTAGTACGTTGTTAAACTGGCTGTTATCAATAATACCGTAGTTGTTTGCCCCACCGTTGTATTGGCAAGTTAGTAACTGTGTATTTGCCACAGCCAATAGTGGTGCAGTAGGCACCGACACAGTTGCTCCTGTGTATATTGCAGTACCTCTAACATATCTAACATCACCGAGATAACCAAATGTCAATGATCCTTTAGTTACGTTATATGCCCCAATAGCTATACTGGAACTTCCACCAAATGCGGCTGCGTGTACATACGTACTGGCGTCTCTTACACCATTGACGTAAGCATATACTGTGCCAGACGATTTTACCAGTGCAAGATGGTGCCATTGGTTCAATGCCAGTGTAGTTGATGTAGTAATTCTGGCAGCAGAATATGAATCTATCCAAATGCCCACTGCGCCAGTGGTTTCAATTGATATTGCCCAGTCGCCGGCACCAGACACTGTGTTGGCACTAACTAAAAAGTTTCTCGCAGTAATGTTTGTTGGATATACCCAACATTCAACAGTCACATCTGTACCGGCAGACGCTGATCCCGGTTCAGTTACCGTTAAATAATCACCAACTCCATCAAAGTATGCACTACCGTAAGTAGCGTAACTACTGTTGGCTGCAAATGGTATTGCTGGCGATACCATCGGAGTTCCCGACGGGGTCAATGTTATCGGACTTGCTGATTTATCTACAAAGGTTGCACTTTGTGCAGCCATCATTACTGTTGTACCAGTTATACTTGCAGCAACGTTAGCACCACTTGCACCAACTGTGCTCGATGTTAATGGAGTAGTTGACGGTGTAAAGTTACCGGTATATAATACTTGATTGTTGACTATTCTAAAGTTTGAAATATAAGAAACTTGGGAGGTACCACCAGTGCCGCCGATGGCACCAGTTGTCTGTACCCCAAATGTAGTTGCATCAGTTCCGGTTCCGGTTAATGTTCCGTTTAGATAAAGTTTAAACTGACTTGCTCCAGTCCCTTCACGAACTAAAGCAATATGATTCCAAGAGTTTAACGTTGGGTTAACACTGCTTGCTACCGACCATCCGCCTTGGTGGGCTACACTAAAAGTTGTAGCATTGTATCCAATCAATGGGCCAGATCCACTACCGCCTACATAATAGTAAGTATTATTGCCTGCTGCCAATGGATATACCCACATTTCAATAGTGAATGTATTTCCCAACGCAGGTTGGCTAAATCCTAGATACGAGCTTGCTGTAGAATTATAAACACTGTAATAACCATCACCGCGATAAGGACTAAACTTAGTAGCCTTTGTGTCGCCTGCAATAGTCAATCCAAAGTTGTTGGTACTAGCATCTGCAATAAACGGTGTTACGCTTGTTTCGCCGTTTAACAATAATGTAGTGTATGGAAACTGTGGGTCAAAAACTGTAACGGTAATGTTTATAGTCTGTTGCGTAGCCTGACCTTCTGCGTCAGTTGCAACAATAACTACCGTGCTACTTGTATTATTTGAGTACCCAGTTGCGGTTCCTGACAAGTATCCTACACTAACTAAACTAATGCCAGTAGGCAGAGTACTTCCGGCTTGTAGCGTATATGTTAATGTACTGTCACTACTTGCAACTAGTGCCACGTTTGCAGATGCTCCGTTCTGGAAACTCACTGCTGCTGTAGTCCAACTTGGTGCTCCAGAATAGCGAACACCGTTTGTAGAAATGGTACCAACGTTAGTTGGCGTAAAAATCATCAATGTTACGTTGCCAGCACTAGCAGCTGGGCAGACTGCACGAATTTGTGTGCTGCTGATAAATGTGTTAGACGCTAATGTGTTGTTTATGTAGATGCTACTGTTAGCAACGAACCCAGTGCCGTTAATTAAGATATTGCCGCCTGCGGTACTAACCGCAACTTCGCCAACTACCACAGCATTGTTTGTATCTAAATATTGGATATTACCAATTACTGGACCACTAGCAATTGTTGTAGTCGTTGCTGCGCTAGTTTGTCCGACGGTTGTTACTCCCAGGCTAATGGAAGTGTTTGCTGCAATAGTACTTCCTACCGCAGAAAACCCCGTACCAGTATTAACTACTACTGCCTGACTAGACACTGCGCTTGCAGCACTAGTTCTACGTGTGCTTGCAGATTTGTATCCCATTAGTAGATCTCGTTTCCAAATGCGTTAAAACTAACAGTTGTTGAACCTGCATAGACTCTAACAACGTCAGTTGCTGCTAATGTCATACCAATTGTAACTGTAATAGAATCGTTGCCCGGTAGCGGGGTGTCATAGTTTAAATAATGCTGCGCTGCGATACTTGCACCAGCCGGACTAACTGCCAACCTAAATGTAGTCGCTGTAGCTGCTTGATTGCAAATCGAAACGGTACTAATAATTGCACTGTTTGCTGCTGGCACCGTATACAATGTTGACACTGTGTTTGCTGATGGATTTACTTGCCCTAATACTTTATAAACTACTGTCATAATCTTTCCTTATGCGCCCATTAATAAGAACGGGCTTATCGAATCTACTGCCGAACTCGCAACTGCTGCATTAGTTGATACCATTGTTGCACCACTTACGTCAATCCAAAATGTTCCAGTACCAACATCACGATATTCATATACCACATCTGAGGTTGAGTTGTACCATGTGTCACCAATAGCCGGTGAACTAGGCGCTGTAGTAGCAACGGTATACTTGCCGCCGCCCCCGGTTTGCATAACATTGCCGTTACCGGACCAGCGCAGACCTGTTGTGTAAACTGTACCTGCATATACGTTACCAGCAATGCCTGCACCACCTGCTACCACCAATGCGCCAGTGCTTGTGCTAGTGCTAGTAGATGCTGACGATATGCTTAGTGATGTAATTGCACCAGTATATGTTGGGATGTAGGCTGCAACGTTGGTATTCGAATATACTTGCGTTTGCAGTGTAGCTATTAACCCTTGCTGAGTAGCTGCATTTGCAGTCCACGCTGCTGTAACTGCTGTATCACGATCGTCGACATAACTCTTTAATGATGTGTTAGCTGTTACAATAGCCGCGTTTGCGCCACTAATAGAGTTAATTAGAGTTGCGCTTAAACTTGCGTTGTTACCTAAGCTGTTTGCAATTTCGTATAGAGTGTCAAGTGCAGCTGGTGCGCCGCCTACTATATTTGTAAACTGCGTATCAACATAGCCCTTCATTGCTGTGTTAGCAGTAATAATAGCAGCATTTGCTCCTGCTAATTGACTTTGAGTAGTTGCAGCATTAGCAGTCCATGCAGAAGTAATCAGTGCATCTTGTGCATCAGAGTAAGACTTCATTGCTGTGTTAGCTGTTACAATTGCTGCGTTTGCACCAGTTAACTGTCCTTGAATAGCTGCGGCATTAGCAACTAGGTCTATGCCATTAGCAACAATGCCACCAGAGTAAATTGTTCCCGAAATGCCTGCGCCACCAATTACAACCAACGCACCAGTTGATGTATTTGTGCTTGCGGTTGCGCTGTTTGCTACTAAGTTAGAACCAAATGTAGTTACGTTTGCAACATATCCACCAGCCCATGCAGGACCTTGAGCACCCGTTGCGCCTGTTGCACCTGTAACCCCGCGTGGACCTTGTCCACCTGTAACTGATTGGTCCAGACCAACATAGTCAATCCATGTTCTGTGTTGTACGTTGCCCGAGCTTAGGTGATATAAACGTGTAGTTACCTTACCAACGTTTGCGCCAGTTCCGATATATGGAGCGTCATCAATAATACCAATGCTAAACGACTGCCAGCTACCAGAACCAGATGTAGTTGCAAATGTGTCCCACCCACCATATTGATAATTGTACAAATCAAAGTCAATAGTGTGGCCAGATGATGCTGTATAGTTAATGTTATAATTTAAACGATTAAAACCTGCTACGTTAGAGAAGCCAATATATTCAACGTGACCCGGTGCACCGGTTGCATCATTAACACTGTAAAATCCTGTGTTAGCAACTGTGTCGTAGTCGCCGTATGTTTGGATACTTGTAACGTTACCAAAATTGTACGTACCATAAGACGTACTTGTACCAGCAATTGTTGTAAGACCCGATACCGATGTTGGGTCCATAGTAATGTAGTCTGCTACATACGTAATTGTTTGTAAATCTGCCGCTGTTAAAATTCTCGAGCCAGCACTAAAGATATTCCCAGTGGCATAAATGTTTGCTGTTACGTTAACATTGCCTGCAGATACATTTCCTGTATAAGTGGGCAAATATGCAGCTACATTAGAATTGGTATACACTTGCCCTTGCAGTGTAGTAATTTGTCCTTGCTGTGTTGCAGCATTAGCAGTCCACGCAGAAGTAATAGCAGAGTCTTGCGTATCAACGTAGGACTTCAGTGCGGTGTTAGCTGTTACAATTGCTGCATTAGCACCTGTAATTTTACTGTCTTGCGTTGCTGCGTTTGCTTGCCAAGCTGTTGTTATAGCAGAGTCTTGCGTGTCAACATAAGACTTAAGTGCTGTATTGGCTGTTACAATTGCTGCGTTTGCGCCAGTTAATTGACTTTGTACCGCTTGTGCATTAGCAGTCCAGGCAGAAGTAATCAATGCATCTTGTGCATCCGAATATAACTTCATTGCTGTGTTAGCTGTTACAATTGCTGCATTAGCACCTGTAATTTTACTGTCTTGAGTCGCAGCATTTGCAACTAAGTCAACACCACTAGCAACAATGCCGCCCGCATACAATGTACCACCGATGCCTGCGCCGCCAGTAACAACTAACGCACCAGTTGTTGTACTAGACGAAACGTTTGCGCCAGTAATTAATATATTACCAGCAGTTAACCCACTAGTCAAAACTCTAGTCCAAGAATTTGAAGTAGAATTATACGAATAGGTTACACCATTCAGTACTGCTGTTTGGCCGTTTGTTGGACTAATCGGAAGTGACATTTATATACTTACCTTAATTCTTATTCTGGTTTTTGCGGCCAATTAATTGCATGTGGGAAGCCTGCCTGGGATGTAATATCTCTCAGTGCTTGACGATATGCAGCCCACTGATTTGATACTGCGTCAGAAATGTCTTTGCCTTGTGTCCAATCTGATTGTTGTAATAACAGAGTTCTGCGTGTTCTTGCAAAACCAGATGCTGCACGACTATCTAAGATCTGTTGGTATTCAGTATTAGACATCCATGATGCAGTATATTCATCAGACTGGCTCTTGTTAACTACTAAGATCGTATCTGCAGGTTGCTCGCCAATTGGATCTAATACTGCAATGTAGCCTGCCGCAGTAATTTGTTCATCAGTTGTATCTGCAGAAAACCCGCACCATGTCATTTGTCGAATTAATTCACCAGTTAAGGCACCCGCAATTGGAAATGTTGTTATATTGGGTTGAATGTAAATAGCCATTTTTAATAATTCCCGAAGAAGTAACCCATGCACCCATATCCGCCAGAGTAGCCAGCAGACGAGCCAATAACTCCGCCCGAAGCCCAAATCGAGCCCGGAACTTTGAGTAATACCATCATCACCGACGAGTCATACTGTGCAGTTACACCTGGCGCTGGGGTAAATCCAGACAATGAACCACCTTGCGAGTACATCAAACCATAAAAATACCCAAATTGACTCCAATATTGACTGCCCATCATTTGTGGTGAATTGTTCATCATAAACGTTCCATCCGGCGAGTACCCGCTCGATGGGCCATACCAAACTTGCTGGGCGTTTGGATCTGTTGCCGAATCTAATGTCCATGCTAGAACATCAACTGTGCCGCTGCCGCCGGACATCATCGATACATGAACTGTTGTGCCAGAATTAATCGATTGATACGAGTAATACGGATAAGTCATGCCGCCTGGCCCGTAAATCGGTGCCCCCATTAGTTGACCAAATGGGCCCAAACCTGGGCCGCCAACAGCTATAACATTGTCGCCACTATACGAAACCGCTTGCACTAGTAATTTACCAGTAGCAGGTGCTGTAAATGTTGTGTCGCCACCACTGTATGACAAAGCTGTTGGTCCAATTTTTGCAACAAATGGGTTGCTTGCGCCGCCGCCGCCACCGGCGCTACCGCCTGTTGAGTTAATAGTGATTGTTTTCTGTCCTGACCCATTTGTTGCAGCTGATAATGTTACATTAGTACCTGCTGCAAAGTTAACACTATCAACACTAGACGCAGTAAACGCCTCAGATCCATTAACTAGGATTGCACCAAATGCATGGTCGATACCTTGCGTAACTCCAAATCGTTGCTGTGTTGCGCCCAACACACGACCATAGTGGTCAATTTGCAATTGAGGAACATCAATATAAGAACTGCCGTCAGTTAACCCGTATAAGCCAGGAACAACTGTTGTTGGTGCTAACGATACAGTCATAGCTGCACTACCGTCAAACGTTCTATTTACATTGAATAAGTAGGCAGCACCGCCTTTGCCATATGGCCAATTTTGCGCTGTAACTTGTGTTTCAGACGGGGCACCAACAACAGCATAGTTCCCCGATATAGCAACTGAGTGTCCAAATAAGTCGCCGCCCTGGTATCCACCTTGCCCAGCAACCGCGTTAGGACTACTAATTACTTTCTTTAACTTCCAATCACTAGTGCTATACAAATACGCCGAACTTACATAAATGTTATATCCCACATCACCATATGATTCGCCAATTAATAAATTAGATCCACTAATAGCAAGAGACTGCCCAAAATACTGGCCACCGTTTGTAATAGGTGCAGGCGAATTAATTCGACGTAAGTATGTTCCGTTAGACGCATCAAATACGTAGACTGCGCCAACAAACTGAACCGTTGTAGAGTTTGGTTGCACGTTACCTTTTGTATTAATTGCTGTAGCAGCAATGTAGGTGCCATCGGTTGCAACTGCATAACCTAATTCAGGCGATTGTGATTCAGAAAATGGATTGTTAATAACAAATCCATAGCTTGTATAGTTAGCCGATGATATAGTAACTACCGAGCCTGAATAGGCAGGGAACGATGCAATGTTAAATGCATATACCTTACCAACCATCGACGATCCGCTATAGGTAGTGTCGCCTTCATACGGTGCACCGACGACTAGTTTGTTGCCAGAGATTGCAACAGACACCCCAAACCCGTCGCCTAACGTAGTTCCCCACGCATTTGGATCTGTGATCTTATATTTTAATGTACCCGATGTGCTATACAGATACACAATACCTGCATAGTTGTTTCCGCTAGTATTCGCAGATGGGTTTGATACAACAATATACGAATCACTAATTGCTACTGCACGACCAAATGTTCCACTACTATCTGGCGGTGTTAGAGTTGCAGTTGCCGAGTTAATTGTAATAGTAGAACCAGAATAAGCCGACCATGTAGACATGTCAAAAATTTGAGCTCTACCATAGCTGCCATATTGTGTATCACTAACAACAATAACGTTAGCACTGTTAATCGCAACGCTGCGAGTATCCTGTCCCGGACTCACAAATCCCGATACCCCCGAAATCTTATATTGCAACGCACCAGTAGAGTTTAGGTATACATATATCGCAGAGCTTCCGTGTGCAGACGCAATGGTATAGATCCCGTTAGTTGCAACCGACGACCCTAAGTGGTCCGCAGTATCAACTGTTGGTGGAATAAACGAATATAGTAAATCGCTGTCATTGGCTAACCCGTAACCAAGGCTAAGGGCATTTGTTGTAGTACCGCTACTGCCTCCCCCGCCAGCCCCACTACTATATGCTGTGCCGTTTGCCCAGAATACACCAGTTGTAGTTACTATCTTGCCACTTGCTGCAATACTTCCTGCTGCAATGTTACCTGTGTTTGTTAACAAATACGAAGCTACGTTTGTGTTACTGTATGTTCCACCTCCACCACTACTATATGCTGTGCCGTTTGCCCAGAATACACCATTGGTTACAGTAAGCTTACCAGACGTTGTAATGTCGGCATTAATCGTTAACAAACCATTAATTGTCGTAGCACCAGTAATGCTCGTAATACCACCAATTGTCGTTTGTCCTTGGACGTTTAACGACGGCATAATACTGTTAGTTGCTGCTGCGGCTTGCGTAAATGCTGTTGAAGGGTTAAACAAGCCGCCGGTGGTAGTATATGTTGTTACTAATCCAGCCGGGTTAAAAATTGTAGCAATAGGGTTCGGAGTAGCTACTGTAACTGGCGGAATGAACGCGATTGCCCCTGTTGCTGGGTCAGACTTAATTGTGTGCCCACCAAGAACAATAGTGTTACCACTTAAGAATAAACTCTTAAATGCATTTGTGGGGGACCCAAGATCGTATGTTACGTTTGATGTTGGAACTAAGTTTCCGGTAATATAGATATTGCCGTTTACTACCGGAGTTAGGTTAGCAGAAATACCTGCTGCACTAGACCCGTTTACAACCGGGGTCGATGTATCAATCCAGTACGTGCTTGAACCATCTGTGATGTACTCATACATCACATCGTTTGTTGTGTTATACCACTGATCGCCTTTGTTCCCACTAGCCGGTGCAGTTGAACTTGCGGTAAATGTAATACCGCTAGCCATTACGTTACCGTTAGCACTCCAATATAACCCAGATGTATAAACACTTCCTGCGTAAACATTGCCTGCAATGCCGGCACCGCCTGCTACCTGCAATGCACCGGTTGTAGTACTGGTTGATGATGTAGAGTTTGCTAATACTAACGCACCAGCCTTAACAGTGTCCCAAATCAGTCCTGAATCTGCCCAGTTAACGGTACCAGCTGGCTCACTTCTAACATTAGAAAAGAAACCATAGTAGCCATTCTGTGAACTACGAACAACACCAGTGTGTGAGTACACATTAGCGGGGCCGCCACGGAAGTGACTGTAAAAGCCAATGTCAAAGTCATACGGATATACATTACCTTGCAAATACGCCAATGACGAATTAACAAGCAATGCTGTATATGTCGTCGAATTCAACGATGCCGCTGTAAGGTTTCCACCAATATATACATCGCCGCCAATGCCAACACCACCAGACACTTGCAATGCACCAGTACTTGTACTGCTACTAGCTGTACCATTTGTTATTCTAGTCTGGCCATTGATCCAAGCTGTGCTGTTAACAACAGTGTTTCCGTTACTAGTTAATCCGCTAAATGTGGGAGACGATGTTGAACGCAAATCTTGCGGGGTAGCAATTGTAATAGTTTGCCCGCTAGCTGTTGCAGTAACACCGTATGTACCATCAAATGTTAAAGTTTGATTGGTTAGTGATACCGATCCAGTGCCTGTTGTGCCAGATGTGTTTAGCGTCGATGATACACTTGCTGTTGTAAGGGCCGTAATACGACCGTATGCGTCAGTTGTTATAACCGGAATTGCTGTTGCACTACCAACTGTTATTGCCCCAGGACCAGAAGCAGTTAAATTAAATGCGCCACTATTAATTGTAATATTGCCGGCGCCGCTACTAGATAAATGTGCATCTACGTTAGCGTTTGTATATACTTGACTCTTTAAGGTGTCAATTTGTCCACTTTGGATCAAATTGGCTGCAACAATTGCAGCGTTTGCACCTGTTAGTTGGCTCTGTACAGCTTGTGCGTTGGCCGTCCATGCAGAAGTAATAGCAGAGTCTTGTGCATCAACATATGATTTTAGTGCGGTATTAGCCGTTACTATTGCAGCGTTTGCCCCAGTTATATTACTTTGGATTCCGACGATAGTTGAGTCAGATGGTAGATATGCTGCAACATCAAGATCTGTATAGCTAGTAAACGCAGCCCCGTTTGCAAAAAAGAATCCGTCGGCAGAAATAGTATTTGCAACAACGTTACCAACAACTGTCCCAACTTTTAAGTTAGCATAAGATACAACAGATATATTACTTGTTGCGTGACCAGAATCGTTTGTATAGGATACCGAAAGACTTTGCGATGACTCGCACCAGTACAATGCAACGTTCGGAACAAGTCCGTTTGCACGGTTAAATAAGAAGCCAACATCTACGTTAGCCTGGGCAGCGCCCTGGTTTAGTATCGTAATTGGGTCCGATGTCGATACTGAAGTAGTGTTGATTTGTCTAAACTGCGGTCTAGTTAAAGCCATTTGTAAAAATCCAAGTTTGTAGTATTTACCTAAAAAGGAAAAGGGGCAAAAGCCCCTTTTTTATGGTAATTGTGCAGTATTAGAATCTACCAACTACTACTTCAATAACCCCTTTGGATCCAGTAAAGTTTTCTAATGCTTTACCAATAACTTGCCCAACAGTTGGCGTGTTGTGAGATTTAGCATACCCAAATCCAGCACTAACCATTAAATCGCCCTTTCTAATTGGGCCAATAACGTTACACGGCACGCGACCTTGTAGGGCGATAGGAACAACTTTGTTACCACGTAGCTGACCATTCATTAAGTGTGCTGGATTGGTAGAAACAACTCCAGCAACTCGTATAGTATTTGCTTCAGCAATAGTAACTTCTTCGTCGCCGCCAAACATTAATACTTGGCCCGGCAAATAGTTGTCATCTGCTTGATAGTTTTCTGCTAAGTCAGCGTATTTGGCTTGTGTAGAAACACCGTAGAATGTTCCGTACCATGCAGTAGAACTACCTAAGTTATAAGTTAAGTTAGCACTTGGGATAACGTGCCCAGTATGAACTATTGCATTTGTGCCGTTGCCACCGATATATGTCGCGCCAGCAATGCCAACCCCACCTGCCACTGTTACTGCGCCAGATGTAGTACTTGTTGCGGCGGTTGTGTTAGCTACTACAACACCACCAACCTTAATAGTGTCCCAAATTAATGCTGGGTCAGTTAAGTTAACTGTTGTAGATGGTTCCGCCTTAACGTTAGAGAAGAAGCTCCACTGTCCGGTAGAAGCACTACGCACAGTACCAGTGTGTGTATAGACGTTAGCAGGTCCGCCAATAAAGTGACCGTACATGCCAATATCATAGTTGTACGGATACACTACGTTAGACTGCAAATATAGCAAACCAGCAGTAACGCTCAACTGCTGTGTTGAAACAGTGTTTAAGTTTAAAGCATTGATGTTACCTTGGACCGTTAAGTCGCCACCAATACCAACGCCGCCTACAACAGTTAGCGCACCAGTTGTTGTACTAATACTAGGAGTATTATAATAGATACCAAACTTACCACTGGTACTTACGTTTCCATGGAAACGTGCAACTTCACTACTTGCACTAAATCCACCAACACCAAATACAATATCTTTAGTTGTTCCTAATTCACTAGTACCGATAACTAAATTGCCGCCGTATGTATTATTAAGTGGCCGCGTAATTAAATAGCCGTCATGTGGTTTAGTGATACTATAGTTGCTATCGTTGAACGTAGATCCAGCAATACCAACGTCTACCCAACCCGCTGAGTCAATGCCATTGTCGGCGTATGCTGCGAAGTCTGCAGATCCATTACCAGAACTGTTAATCATTGCAATCTGGGCATAGTTACTGCCATTGTCCACTGCAATAATCGTTGGAGTAGTTAAACTCTTACCAAATGATGTGCTACCGATATATAAGTTGTTAGCAACGTATGCATTACCTGTAATTGCGGCTCCGCCGGATACTTTCAATGCACCTGTTGTTGTGTTGGTTGTTTCGGTTGTGTTAGTAACTGATAAGACCCCGGCAACACCAGCATCGTTGCCTACGTTTAAATATGTAGGGTTGACTGTGCCGGCTGTTAGTGTGCCGGTATTAACTGTTGAAGTACCAAGTGCGGTTTCACCGACTGTTACGGTCCCCGTAACTGCAAGCCCACTGCTAGTTACTTCAGTGACTTTAGTGCCCGATATATTTGCAAAAATGCTACCAGATGTCACCGAAACATTACTAGTCCCAGAGTATATCTTGTCAGCATTTAGACCGCCGTACCCCGATGCCGATGTAATCCTACCTGCGCCGGTTGTTGTAATATTACCTGTTGTAATAATGTCGCCGTTGCCAGCAAAGACTGTGTAGCCACCTACCTCAAGTCCGTTTTGTACTATAAAATTTTTATTTGCCATTTATATTTCCCCGGTTCCATATTCCCCGAAAAGGATGTTAAATTGTTATGAAGTCCGATTTGGTTCTCACAACAGTGCTTGTATTAGAAGAAACGAATTGTAGTAATACGTTGCCGCTAGTGTAAGTAGCAGAAACAATACCTAAGTTACCGTTTGTTTGCACAACACCATATGGCACCACTGATGCGGTAGTACCATCATGCACTACTAACGCTTCCATAACTTGGTAGTCGGTTCCGTGTGTTGCTTGAATTACAAACTTGCCCGAGCGGTACAATGTTGCATCCATCGTAACAATAGTAGTCGCAGTATTAGCACTTGCTACAGTTACGTTGGCCCTGTTACTAATTTCATTACCAGCAGTGTCCCACGATGTTGTTATTCTACTTCCTGTGCTACCAGTATAGATGTACACACCGTTATTATCTGTTTGGAATGCGTTTTTACCATTCTGGCTAGCTACACCAAGTAATGTCTGCGTAGTAGTCAAACGGCGTACGTCAATAACGTCATCTGCTGCCGGAGCTTCTGTAAACTCTAGAGTAGTACTACCTGCACCAGTAATAGAGTAAGCCAATGTTGGGATTTGCACAACACCGTTAATACTTACAATAGTTGCCGCTGTAGTTGTTGGGCCATTTAATGTAAAGTCAGATGTGCTTCCGTCACCAATAAATTGTTCATC